TACTTCTTGTGCTTGTATTACCGGTATAGTTTTATTCATTAGTCTATTTTCTCCTTTTTGATGTTTAAATAGCTGATAGCTATATCAAACGAGTCTGTAGTGCTCGCCTGTACTGTAAAGGTTTTTCCACCTTCTACTATCAACGGTTGGGTTAATAATTCTACTGTAACATTAGCTGTAAGTGCTGCTGATTTTATGGCTGTAATACTGTTGTTAGTAATAGTAACTGTCGGTGTACCTGCAGATGTAACAAGTAATGACTTAATAACTATAGTTTCATTAATTAAAGGATTACCTACCCCTAATGGAACTAATGCATTACCTGTTGTATCATTATCTATACCCTTAAATTTGTATTGGTTTACTGTTGCCATTATTCTAAAAAGAAAGCTCTTGCTTCTATCTCCTGTTTAAGTTCTTCTTGAAAAGATGTATTTAATTTTGTGATCACACCATCAAGATCTCTTACTAATGACTGAAAAGTTCTTTCCTCGTATTCTTTAGATGCTCTAGTTAATGATTGTACAATTTTTGCCATTATAAAATACTTGCCAAGCCTCCGTTTGCAAAAGAAATTCCATACTTTGTTTCTGTATTATAATTTCCATATGGGTCAATACCACCACCCACTGTAAATGTTCCCGGACCTATGTCTTTACTATAATTAACACCTAGTCCTGTTTTACTATTTAAATTTGCATTGAAATTATTGTTAGTATAACTAGCGTTAAACTCGGGACCAGTAGTTGTGTCATAAGCTGTTGTTGTGTTTACGGGTCCAATTGAACTATCAAATTGTACTTTACCTTCTAAGTCTTCGTCTTCTAAACTTTTTCTTGCATCTAAAATTGCAGTTAATTGCCCTATACCTAAATTTTTAGTTAATCCGGTTGGGTAATTAAACCCTAATTTAGATTGGTCTCTTATTACTTGAATACCATTATCATAAACAGTTGGAGGAGGATTATTAACCACTGTTACCGGTGGGTTATCACTTGCGCCACTATTATTACCACCACCAAACTGTGTATCAGAACCATCACTAGGATTAGTGCCACCTTCTCCTCCAGTATCTCCCGGTCCTGGATTATATCCACCTGACATATCAGCTGTTCCTCCAATTTGACCGCCGCCACCTTGGAACCCTATTCTTCCACCAGCTTTATAGTTTACTCTACCACCAAAGAAGTACCCTACTCTACCACCATCGGCTCTTCTACCTCTTGCATCGTCTATATTAGATTGAGAATCTTTTTCAGATATAGTTGAAGTATGTGTTCCACCGGACGAAACTCTACCAGCATAATTATATGCTGCAGGTTTTCCATCTGGATTATTTGGATTGGCTGCCATTTCTTTTTCATCTGCTATTTGTTGTTCTTTATATGCTTTATCGGCTGCTTCAATTTTATCTTTATGTAATGCAGATGCTTCTTTATATTGTAATTTTTCAAATGGTGTTAATTCTGCAAGCTCTTCTTCAGTCATGGCTGCAAAATCATTATAAATATCTCTTTGTTTATCCATGTAATTACCAAATTGTTTATCTGATAAATTAAAATTTTTACCCGTTATAGTTTTCATACCACTAGGTCCCTCAAATAATCCTCCTGCTGCTGCTAAAGAATTGTAAGCTTCTTTTTGAGCGTTGCTTAATCCAGCAATACCATAATTTCCTCCATACGGATTATCATCTTTTGTAAAAGGTCCTTCTGGATTCATTTTGTTTTCTATTTGATTAAGTGCAAAATTTCCAAAAGGGACAAACGCTGCACCTGCTCTTAACAATCCTGGAACTTCTCTTCTAGGTGTTAATGAATAGTCTTTATAAAATGCTCCTGTGTTGTCATATTCAAAATGTCGTCCTGGTCCTTTTTGAGAAACATTTCCTGGTAAACCACCACTATAATTTAAAGAATTAGAATATCCAGATTGTCCCTGGTAAGGACCTGATGTTAAGACACTAGGGTCTCCAGGTTTAATAGCTGTACCATATCCAAAAGCATTACCTCCACTGCCGCCACCACCATCACCACTATTTGTAAAAGCATTAGTTGCCGGTATACCAAATGTTTGTTCAATTTTTTGTTCTTCTACAGTCGGTGCCGTGTAACCTAATCTATATTTTTCTTGAGGTACAAAACTCATACCTGAGTTATAGATAGCTTGATCGCCTTTATTATAAAAAGTTGGTGCAGCCATTATCCTCTCCTTCCATCAGGCATTATATCTAATCTAAATGTCCCTAGCTTCCAATTTTGTGCGGCAGCTATGTTAGAAATTTGTAAAGCAATTGCTCTAGCTCTTATTCTAACGTCTTGTTTTGTTTGAGTTGTTTTTATATCAAAAGGTCTAACTACTGGAGTGTTAATTGGGTAATCTGTAGTAACTAGTGACACTCTTGTATCTCCTACTTGTTCTAAAAAATCTGGTATAATTCTACTAATTTTTGCAATGTATTCACCATCACCTCTGATGTCTGGCATACCAATTGATTGACCTGTTGAAGATCTTTTTTGTGTAATATCAAATTCACCAGAAGTAATTGTTCCTTTTAACGGAGTAACCACACCTCCAGCATCGATTTGATCTGTACCTGTTTCATGCTCATAATAAATTGTACAACCATCAGTGTTACCAACTACATCATAAGAAACATTGCTATCAGGATCATAATAATTTGCATGAGGTTTATTAAATACAGCTGAGTCTACCCAAGATGCTCTAGGTAAACCTATTTTTACATTTGCACCTGATGAATTAGTTTCTGTTGTTATTGAATTTACAGTCCATACAGGTCTTTTATTACTTGATTCTAAATAATTAAATGTAACTGCACGGTCTATTTGATTAGACCCATTACTGCAATAGAACCAATTAACTTCTGTAAACAAATTATTTAAACCACAATTAATTAAATCTCTAGCTGTGCTATTTAAATTATCATAAACGTGATCTTCAACAAGACACGGCATAGATTTTAATTGACCATCGTAAGTAAAAAAACCATTTTCTGACATCCAATAAGCAACACCATCAACTTCAACACATGCATTTTTACCAATCAATCCGCAGTTAGTTCCAGCTTGTTCAAAAGAGAAAGTAAAAGGTGCACCTACAAATCTCATTAAAAATAATGAAGTGTCGGTCCATACATAAATAGCATCCCTACCTTTTATAGCTCCCATAATTTTAGAACCTGCAGCAAGTCTTTGTGTACCTGCTGTGTTTTCTGCAGTAACTGTATAAGCTGTAGACCCATCAATATTTTCTTGGTCTGAAAATCTAATAAACATATCGTCTTGTGTTGTCTTATCCCCGACTGTTGTTTCTGTTCCAAAAAATACTAAGTGTCTGTCTGGTGTAGATACTAATACATGTCTAGATGCAGTAGGAGCATTTGCAATAAGAGTTGCTCTAATTGAGGTAGCATTTGTTGGTTGTGCATCCCATTCAAAACATTCACCATTATAAATAAGTGCAATTAATTTTGTACCAAAATTATCTAATACCCATAAGCCAGGGTTAAGTGTTACATCATCTGTAGAAGACTCACCCCATGCAACGAAAGCTGAAATATTACTTACAGTTACTCCTGCACTATGTGTAGCTTTTGTAGTACCATTAACACCTCGAGCTCCTCCACTTAAAGTCCCTGTTGCCTGATCATTGTTTGTATAACTAATATCTTCTGTACCAATTCTAATTTCTCCAGCATCTGGAAACGCCGTTGAGTTTGCAATAACAATATTAGTTGTAGTCGTGTCTGTTAAAGCAGTTGCTAGAGTTGTAGTTGCAATACCGGAAGCAGTTCCGCCAAAATTTGCTGTACCCCAACCAAATCCACCTAATTGTTGAGATGGGCCAACATGATAAAAAGGTTTGCCTGTAGCATCTCCGGAATTACTTAATTGAGTTCCTGTTTCATTACTTGGCATTGTAATTGTAATTGATGTAGCTGTCGGCACAGACGTTGCCATAAATTTTTTATCTTCAAAAGAAGCGTCGTTAAAAGTAGACCCTATTGCAGTAACTCCACTTACACCATCAAATAATATAACATCATCTTCTTGCATACCATGAGACGTTGCAAATGTAACTGTGACTGTTGGAGTTCCGCTTGCACTTGAAAAATTAACGTTTGCTATACTCACTCTTATTGGAGTAATGTCATAAAACTGACCTCCAGAATACACATACAACATTCTGTTTGTGCCTATTGCTGCGTACTTAATACCTACATTATTATCCCAATGATGCAAAGCTCTACCAGCTCCTGTCAATTTATCTTCACCTAGTTGATCCCAGCCACCTAATTTTTCTGGTGAACCATATCTAAACCTAACATTATTACCATCAAACCACTGTCCTTCAGCGCCTAATTCTGTAACCTGTTTATTATATCCGGGAACAATTCCTAATTTTTGTAGCATAGTTCCTCAATATATATGCTTTTTATTATTTTGGTAGTATTATATTCCAATCTAACTTGGATATCAAATCCCTATAAAGAAGGCAGTAGGTATGGTGGATTACTGCCTTCATCATAAAGTATATATCATCGTTTAAACTAATTTAAAAGATTTAAATGTGAGTGCTTTTTGTCTAATAATTAAATGTTTATGTATTAATAAGTTATTTTGCATAATTCTCGGTTCTGACAACAAGATTAAGACTAATTCTCCATTTATTTTTTATTGGAGGTAAACCGCGATGTCGTAAATGACTAGGAAACACCACTGCTTGTCTCTCTTTTGCTAAAATTTTTTGATCTCCTTCAAACTCAGTTCCACCATCATTGGTATGAAGATTATAAACTATAGATCCATAGAATCCTGAATAGCCATTTAAATCATGATCTACATGCCATTTACAAGAAGCACCAGGATGATAAAGATTCCAATACATTCTTTCTAAATATTGAATTTTTAATTCTGTTCTTTCTTTGCAGAAAGAATAAATCCAATCTCCAAAATTATTTAAGTATTGATCAGGGATTGTTTTGGAATTAGAATTGTTTCGTGAATAAGTAATTTGATACATTCCTGCGTCTTTTTTTTTGCCGGCTACAACCTCACTAAATTGACCACCACTTTCAATAGTTGGCTCTAACACAACACCCCATTTACCTTTATCTCCTAAATAATTTATTATTTCTGTATTAATTTCTTTCGGAACAGGAAGATCAAAAACTTCTATTTTATTATTTAACATATTTTTAAAGTATTAACTCTGTTAACTGTTTTTTATCACCTAAATTTCCCTTAACAAAAGTATTAAAAGACAAACTAATTCTAGTATTCGTCCCTTGTTTACTTTCTACCATATGTGACAGTGATGAAGGGAATAAAAACAAATATCCTGTTTCAACGGGAAACCACCAGTTCTCAGAATTCCATATGTTATAATTTTCAACAGAAAATTTAATAGTTTTGGTCTCTGATTTAAAAAATTTAATTTTATCATTTTCTTTATTCGCATTAATATATAGAACTCCAGACAGTATTGAATTTGGATGAGAGTGTTTATGGTGATATTGATTCTTCTCGGTATAGTTTAACCAAGATTGCGTTATGTAAGGACTTACTTTATTTGAGATAAATAGAGTGTTATAAAAATAATTATTAACTTTTTCAGATAATTCTTTTTTTAAATTACTAAAAACTTTTCTATTAAGAATATAATTTTCATTAGATGTACTATTACCTACATTTTTAGTTAAATTTATTTTTGATTTTTTTACAAATTCATATTCTTTTTTTGTAAATTTTTTTTTAAGTTTTTCTATACTTACCGGAGTTGGAAATAATCCATGTATCATACTATTATCTTTCATTTTTTTATTGATATGTATATATATTAGGCCAATAACTTTGTCAAGAACCCTCCTTTCTTATTAATAATTTTAAAAATAATAGTATGTTTTTATTTAAGCTATATTCCAAGAAAAAGTATCGGAATTCCAATTATATATTACTTTAGGATCTTCCACCAATTTAGTTGCTTTCCATAATAAATTTTCTTCGTCCCACCAAATTGAATAATCATCTGCAATAGATGGAAATAATACCGGAGCATCCCATTTCCATGTAGAGTTATTTTTTGTCCAACTAGGGTAAGGCTGTATACCCCAAAAACCTTGATTAGTTTCATCCCAAGTTCCACCTATAGCAGCAACAGTTCCCGGAGTACCACTTGATAATTTTTCACACATTTTCCATTTTTGATTTTCATTTTTATAAAAATTTTTTAAAAATGTAATACCTGTATTTTCATCAGGAGCTACATCGTCATTTAAAATTTCAATAGTTAAAACTAAATTATTTTCATCAATTTTTGCAAAATATTTCATAATTAAGCTGTGTATGTCCCGTTGCCTGTAAATTTAAGAATTGTGTTAGAGCCACTTGTTGATACAGTTGGACTTCCAGTTGTACTCCCTGAGTAGAATTCTGTAGGTACACTTAAAATAACTACACCATCTCCTCCAGGTCCTCCATTGTTATAACCGGATGTATAACCGCCACCGCCGCCACCGGCGCCTAACCCATCTGTGCCAGCACTACCTGCACCTTGTGCACCAGCACCACCTCCTCCAGAACCGCCTGGTCCTCCAGGAATTGAACCTCTTCCACATCCTCCGCCACCACCGGCATATGTAACTGCACTACCTGTTATTGAATTTGATGTTCCAGCACCACCTGTACCACCTGCACCACTACCACTAAAATTACCTCCGACAGCTCCCGCACCACCTCCGCCACCTCCAGCTTCATGATAAGGTGCGGTGTGGGCTGAACCTCCGCCCGTATTTCCTTGAGAAGGACTTGTGCTTGGAGTGTTACCTGCTCCTCCTGTTAAATTTACAGAATTTGCTGCTCCTGACCCACCTCCAGAACCACCAGCAGTTCCATTTTGAGTATGTCGCCCACCAGCTCCACCAAAAGCAGATGTAAATGTTGTAAAATCAGGACTTGCAATAACACTATTTGCACCTGGGTTTTCTCCACTTGAACCAGGACTATAAGTACCTCCAGCTCCTACAGTACAGGTTATAGTATTCCCACCAGTAACTTCTTGACTAGAAAGAGTTCTAAAACCGCCTGCTCCACCCCCACCGCCAATACTGCCTCCTGTTCCACCACCACCTATAACTAAAGCATCAATATTATATAATACAACACTTCCTCCAGCACCAAACCCTAAGACTTGATAACCAAAAGATTTACCTCTTCTGTTTTGTATATTTTTTGAATTCTTACTTGATGTAAGTTTATTTTTTAAATCTCTCATATCTAAATTCCTTATGCGTCGTTAGCTGCATCAGTAGTAAAGAATATTTTGATACCTAGAAGTCTTGCTACTCCAGTAAAAGTATCTCCACCTGCGTTTGCATCTCTAAAAAAATTAAAATAAGTTTGTTGGTCTACTGCAGGAGATCCTGCAATTGTAACCGCTGAACTTTCTGCTGTAACTTGTTGATCTTCAACTGTTCCAATACCTGCATCTGTAACTGTTACCGCTGTACCAAAAGCAACATCAATAGTGTCACCATCACCAACTGATACACCTTGTAATCCCCAAATACAATCACCTGTGTTTGTAGTACTTGGTGTCCAAAATGTTTGATAAGTAATTGTACCTTCATTCCATGATTTAGGAAAAGCTACTGAAAATTGTACAAAGTCATCCGCTGCTGCAGCAAAATCAAATACTTTCATATCTGGTCTCAGTGCTGTTGTTTCAACTTGTGCGGCTTCTGCTGGATTAGTTGTTGTGGCATACATTGCTGAAGCTGGAATCCACATAGTTTCTTTTCCTGCAATTTTAACTGCAGCTGTCCCTGATCTAAGAACTCCTGTTCCTTTAGGATTTATATTAATACCAACATTAGTTTCACCCGTTGCTGAAATAACTGGTCCGGTAACTCCCGTACTTGCGTTAGCTATTGTTAATTCATTAACTGCTGAACCTGTTGCAGTAAGATTAATTAATTCGTTTCCATTAGTGTCTAAAATGTTTGTACCAATTTTAGGACTAGTTAAAGTTTTGTTTGTTAAAGTTTGTGTTCCTGTAAGAGTTACATCTCCCGTTGCCCCTACAGTCGCCTCATAAACTCCAGTGTTTGTTGCAACACCATCAAGATAAATAAGTTTGTATCCTTTGTCAGTAGCTGAAAAAGTAACTGTGGCTCCTGAACCAGATACTGCTTTTAATTGTACTGTGTATGCACCAGATGTAGTGTTTTTAATAATGTAAAAATTTTCTGTAAGTAATGGAAAAGTAACAATTCTTGCTCCAGATATTGATCCTGTTAGTTCTATAACTCTTTGTTGAGCAGTACCTGTTAAAGCACCATCTGCTATTGTTAAAGCTGTTGGTGTACCTGAATCAGTTACAGCTTGAGAATTATATCCACCAGTTAATTGTTCAATTAAACTTAAGTTTGCGTTAGTTTTTGTGCCCCAAGTACCAGCATTTTCGCCGGTTGCCATTAGCTCTAGGCCAAGGTCTGTAAAAGTTGATGCCATAAATTTGTACTCCTAAATTGGTTTATTTATATTGTTTATTTATTACTAAGTCAAACATAATTATGCTGATAAGTCCGTATAATTTGCACTAGTGTTGGGAACTAAATCTTGATAATACCTTAATATAATTCCACTATTTCCTAATGTAGTTGTAGCAGTCTGTCCATTTAAACTAGCTATAGATAACTGAGTTGTAGTTAAAGATCCGACTGCACTTGTAGCTGATTGACCAGTTAAAACAGCTCCAGTTATATTTGATACTGTAAGAGATCCGACAGCACTTGTAGCGGAAACACCTGTTAACGCCGTAACTGGGTTAGATGATATTGTAATAGCGCCGACTTCTGTTTCAGCTGATAGACCTGTAAGACCCATAACATCTGCAGGCGTTATGCTTCCTACTGCACTCGTAGCAGACAGAGCGGGTAATCCTACTGAATGAGCATCTACCGACAATAAACCTACACTAGATTGTGTACTTAAAGATGATAATGTTAATGATAAACTTCCACTTGCAGTTAATGAACCTATTGCACTTGTTGCAGCTAAACCGCTAATACCTACTGACGTGTCAACAACAGTTAATGATCCAACACTAGATGTTGCACTTAAACCTGTTAAATTAAATACAGCAGATTCAACAGTTCCCCAACCGTTTTCACCCCAATCTAAAGTACCCCAACCAGGTTTAGTAATTATATTTTCTGCTGGAAGATTTACTGAAGCTGTTGCAGATAAACTTGGAAGGATAACATCAATAGCAGACTCTCCCCAGTTTTCAAAACCCCATGTATCTCTACCCCAACCTGTTTCATTAAAAGAATCTATTAACCCAACTGTTGACGTAGCTGATAAACCAGTAAGAGATACAGGAACACTATCCTGACTTCCCCAAGTATTTTGATTCCACTGTAAAACATTCCATGAGTCAGATTCTACTGTATTTGCAGATCCGCCCATTCCTGAATGATACTGGCAATAATAATAAAGTTGTGGCGCACTAGCAGCTACTACAATTTGTGTATAGGCCCCAGCATTTCCAGGAGTTCCATTGTATGTTACACCAGTTGTATATTCAGAACCACCACTATGTGTACCATTACTTGTTGTAGAAAATTTAAATGGGTGACCACCATTAGTATTATCGGATTGATCAAATTTATAAGTATAACCTTCTGCAAGATTTACAGTTTCTTGTAAAACTCCGTCTATGTAATATCTGTTACCAGCACCAGGATTAGCGACTGTTACTGTGAAGGTTCTAATTACCGACATAAGGATTTACCCCTATGCTATCTGAACGATTGCGTTGCCTGCAGTTTGAGCTGGGAATTGAACTGTAAAAGTTCCACTTGTTACAGTTTTATCTGCACCAAAATTAATTGCACACACTGATCGGTTTGTTGTGAATCCTGTAACTGCTGTTGAATTATAAATTAAACAACCTCTTGCTGTAAATGTAGCTGAAGTAAAACTAACATCATTAAATTTTACACATGCTGTGT